AGTTGGGATGAAATCCGTATTCCGTACCGAAAGAATAGACTCTTATCCGAAGAGAACTTGACTTTTTATATTCTTAGGTCTGACTGTAAGCAAGCTTGGGCTATAAGTGCTGACACTCTTAAAAATATAGCTACAGTAAAGGAGGCAAGTAATAGATACATACGAAGTGGTGAAAAGTTTTTTCATGTGCCAGTTGAACATGCACAACTTTTAGAAATGATTTAATGAACATCTTAAAGCTAATATTTGCATGGGTGGTAGCTTTAGTGATCATCACTTTTCTTGTTCGCTTCATTATTTTTACTTTTATTTAGTGGGGCAAAGATAAATGAAAACAATTGTGTGTGACAATGTATAACAAGGAGGGGTATAGAAAAGCAAGAGCTAGTGGCTTTCGATCTGGTCTAGAGCAAATTATTGCAAAGCAAATAAAACAAGCTAGGCATAAAATTCGTTATGAAGCCATGAAAATTCAATGGGTAGACTTTTCTATACGCTCCTATACACCTGACTTTGTTCTTGATAATGGCATAATTTTAGAAGTTAAAGGATTTTGGTCTACTGCTGACAGGCGCAAACATGTAGAAATAAAAACGCAACACACTCATTTGGATATACGTATGGTGTTTGAAAATAGCAGAAGAAAAATACGAAAAGGATCGAAGACTACTTATGCAGATTGGTGTAAAAAGAAAGATATACCTTTTTGTGATAGAGTTGTGCCAAAAACTTGGTTAACTGAAAAGTTGATTATGATGCCACCCAAACTAATTGAAACTAAAGGAACATTACATGCAACCTATTCATAGAAGCTTGACAGCAGATGATTTTGTCATTATAGTGAGGCCAGTAAGAGATGATGAAGAATTTAATTTTGATGAAGGTAGCTGGACGGGAGAGGTACAAGTATCCATTATAACTAATGCCAAAGAGACTACATTAACAACTACAGAATTCAATAATATGCTTATGTTA